CCCATTTCGGGTATCATGTTAGCAGATATTGTCCAGTCGGGCGTAAAGAATGGTAGAATTTGTTGGAGTATCTGAGCGCCGTCATTGGCATTCTTCACCATGATTGATAGAGATATCTCAAAATCGTATGGCACTCCGACATATTGGTTTTTCAATTTCTGCGAATCAGATGTGGATACTGCCACATTCCTCTGTATCGCGCCCTTAGCTCTTTCAGGAGCATAAGTGATGCCTAAAATCTCAAAGCCCATTCGCGGAAGCTGAATTGCGACTTCTCGCCCCAAATCACTGTCCACGTTCAATCTGCTTAACCATTTCTCCCTAGGACCATAGGCCAAAGGAACAGGCAATGTTTGCTGTCTCACACCATTGGCGTCTGATCGTTCCACCGACAAATCGGAAAACAGTCTACCGAAAATGATTATGTATTTCCTAATCGATTCGTGATCGAAAAATGCGTTACCACCAAATCCCATTATCTCAAGTCCTCTCCGAACGGATTGGTCTCTGACCAATCGATAATACCATCAGTCAAATCCTGTGATACATAGAATTCATTGTTGGCTGAGATATCTGCCAGTTGTGGTACAAACGACTCGGCGATCATGGATCCGCCATCTTCCAGAAGGATCTTATCACCAGTTTCAAGGAGCATCTCAAAGCCGAGCGCGTTATTGCTAAACTCTGTCTCAATGGCATCAATAGTTGCATTGCCCGTATTGAATTCTTCGCTTGAATACTCAAACAATTCACACCGAAGGTCATAGGTATACAATCTGCCGAATGAGTAAAAAATCTCCTCATGCTCGACATACTTGATTTGGAATACCTTTCCATTCAACGGAAAGAATATCAGATCGCCCTCGAATGGTCTACCAAGCGAGAGTGAATAGTTGTCTCCAAGCGCATCTTCCAGTAGTACATCATCGCCAGTTTCTAGCAAGACATTGAAGCCCACTTCGGTCAGCATCTTCTCGGCTTGGAACTGTTCAAAGCGTTTCTTCGCTACTGTGAAGGTTATTTCATCACGGATTTCTAGACCGAATCTAGATAGCAGATCACCCTCGCCCTCAAAGCCTTCCACGTTCTTGATATACATCTCAATCGTGGCTGCGGTATTGAAAGCGGATAGGGTATCCTCACCGAATAGCAAGTCTTCATCGACCAAAGTCCTCGGCATGTACTGGACATTGTATCCGTATACCTTAATACTTTCAATTATCAAATCTTCCTGAAGACTTTGTTCGGAAGCAAAGGTAAAATTCGGAAAATATTGATTCGTACTCATACGGCTACCTTCTCAAACAGATATCCTTTATAGGGCCTGTTATCTTTTTTCGCACATGATACGGAACTTTTTGGAAATCCCATTTTTTTACACCAGTCGGCAATGTTGAAAATTGCATGAATTTTACCATCTGGATATGTGATATTCCATGTTCGTGCTGAATGGCCGTAAGTCATATTTTCATGTATTTTTTTATAATAGTCTTCAGGTCTATTCTTAGCAGCCTTCTTAGCCGAAATAGACATTTTCTTTTTGGTTTCTTCGCTATGTGTATATCCCGACCTATAGACCTTCCCTCTACTTTTCAATCCATTTATTCGTTGAATTTCAGCAACAATTTCATCTTTACCTTTAAGTCCTGCAAGGCCATCATATGCCAGTTTATCTTGCCAACGACCATCTTCTTCCCATAGCAATTTGTGAAGAAATGCATGGAGTGCCACATTTACTTTGATAAGATTCGATGGATCATCGGTTCCACCATGGTGTTTTGGCATCATATGATGTTTATGCCAGGTAATCATTTCGGTCAGCCCATCATGTCGAAAACTGGGAGCGAATATGAGGAAATCATCTCTTCTTGGAGCTCTTTGATTCTAGTGTTAGCTTCCTCCCAAAGATTTTGTCCATCAAAACTGACCCCGCCCGGCAATTGCATGCCCTGGAATTTTTTGAGATTCGACCCCCACTGGCGCTTGAATAGCTGTGTGGTATATTCTAGCAACCAACGGTCATTCCATACGTCTGTGTAGGTATCGGGTTCCACAACTTGGTATCCATCGATGATGATATAATTGCCTGCTGAAACTCTGGACCAATCCATATCGATATACAATCTATCCATATGCCTGTTGAATCTGACAGGTACCTGTCCTGTGAGAATTTCCTGAATGGTGGCAAAATGCTGTTGGGCGATCACATAATGGGACATACTGACATTGGCAGCGTCAAAAACCTCATTCAAAGAAAACTGGTAGTTGAGATTGAAGAGGGACGCGGAGCCAGTGGATCCACCGTTAAGCGGGAATACCTTAGTTACACCGATAATGTTCTCAGCCATTGATACATATTTGTTGGTAATATCACTGGCTGTCACAAGATGGGATACGTAAGTCTGGATTGTACCATCGAAATGGTAATCGCGGAAATATTGGAGAGATTCGTCAATGCGATCATCCAATTGATCATTATCAACGTTGATATCAATAACAGGCTTGCCTAATTCACGGAGGCAATACTGTTTATGTTCTTCTCTGGTTGTTGGGATCGCCATTAATATACTCCAAGTTCTTTAGTCTATTTATAAGAACCCGAGTACCTATGTCAAAAATGTAACGGCCACTTGCGCCTGCGAACTATAGACCAGTTATTATGCACAATCCAGACATATATCAGATCGATCCCAAGTAATAGCCAAACACCGATTTCAACTGGAACTATCCACCAAATAATACCAACTGCGATGCCGGCGAGAATTATTTTAACCAGCCACCAATCACTACCAGCCGGGTCCATTATTTCACGCATAATTGGATTAACTTCACTACCGCCATGATGGAGTATGGTTCGGGTAGTCATAACGTCAAATATTTGCAAAAGAACAAATAGTCCAGTTAGAATGTAAAGAAAGGTTAGCATGAATTTTCCTATTCGTTTTCTAGTTCTCCAAAGAACACAGCGAAGAAAATCCCGTCTTGGGTTGTGGCGGTTGTATGCCGATACAAGGTCAGACGGGATGTTCCCGCTGTATTATATGTGTCATACGATGACAAGAACCTGTCCGAACTTGTGCCTGAACAACCCGCAACAATATACCCAGTATTCTTAAAGGGCACCCCAAATGTAACAGTGGCTTGTCCTGTAGATACTGTGGCTAAACTTTCAATATTATATGACGATGTAATCGTTGAAGGCATAGTGCCTTTGATCCAAGCCTTCGCCTTACTAAGATCAATTCCACTTGTTTCTTTCGCCAAGAAGCCTTCGAGGGACGCTATCGCACCCTTAACATTCTTTGCCGCGATACTGGTCGATAGATTCGCGTTATTGATTTCAATAGCTGCACCGCCATGCGTCTTGTAATGCTCTGCGGTTGCGCCACCATTTGCGATCCCGGGCTCACTTTCGATAACCAAACCATTGAAGATTGCCACACTATCAGATTGGACAACCGATACTTTACCATCGATCTTGTCGATATGAACGTCCAGCACGGCATCACTTGCTCCTTGCAGGAGACACTTAGCGGATGCCACAAACATGCCTTTTTCTGCTTCGTACATCTGGCGAATTTGAGTGTCTGTTGGAACTGTTGCGGATATTCTCAAAAGAGAAATAGTTCCTGTATCCATACCACGATCTGCTGCCTGACGATCCCCAATGTAGATAGTGGCAGATCCGTCAACGTGGTCGTCAGTTGTTCCAATGCCACCATCTTGTCCAGTCTGAACACCATCAACATAGATAGTGCCAAGGTCGCCGTCACGATGCGCTACAATAAAGTGCCATTCATCATCATCAACAAGTGGAGCCGCAACACCTGCTATATCAATATCAGCAGTTCCGCCTGCATCATAAACCGTAAACTCTGCTTTTCCAGTCGATGCTATGTATAGCAGGATAGAATGTTGAGCATTACTGCTATTACAACGATGGAATATTTGTTGATGCCCTGCGTTACTGGTTCCTTTATACCAAACCGCTATTGAGAATGTTGTTCCGAAATCAAAGTCAGCATCATATGCTCGGCTCAAA